GTCTACGTGCTGTGTCCAAAAAATTACACATAGGGGGCTATGCTCCCATCGTCCAAGACCTTGTACCTCTTCTGACGTCCGTGTACTTCACCGTGACAGTTCCGACACAACGCCTCGAGGTTGTCTGGGTTCAGCGTGACGGTCGGGTCTTTGATGTTGACCGCGTTCAGATGCACCTTGTGATGGATTATCTCCGCAGGGACAATCAAACCCTTTGCCTTGCATTTCTCACAAAGACCCCCAACCTTTCGGAAGTACGCATCACGGCAATTCTGCCACGCCTTTGTCTTATAGAATTGTGCCTGTTCTCCTTGACTCATAAGAAACGCAAAAGGACGACCTCGCTTGAAGCCGTCCCCCTGTTGAAAAGAGTGTAGTCAATGATCTTCGTCAAATTCACCGATACCACATTATCACATATAAACCGAACAAAACCGAACACCTCACATATTTTTTTCAAGAATCCTCAAAGCCCTGTTGTGAGTAATCCTCGCGGTGTCCTCATTGGCAAGCCCGACCTTAAATGCAACCGTGACCCATGAATTGAGCCTTGTCGGGAATCTCGGATTCTCTTGAATGTAGCGATACGATAGCACCGCTCTATATGTCGGATTGTCTATGATCTCGATAAACTTTCGAATCTCTTCATTCTTCCTCTCGAGTTCTATTCTCTTTGCAAACCATTCTCTCTCGAGGTCAGCAATCTCCGCGAGCTTCTCTCCGACCTTGTCGCTGTCTCCCGATGCTTTACTCGCTCCGCTGTCATCAAGTTGGAGTGGATGATATCCCAGATCGGCTTCGAGCTTTTCAATTCTCTGCTTGATATAAAACAGATTCTCGCGGATTCTTATGCTCTGGAGAAGATATTGTTTCGCATCTTTCTTAACCATCATTGCCACCCTCGTTTCTTCTCGCATTGATACTTGCTCATGTAGTTGATACCCAAACAATCGTATCTGCACTCGCACTCTGCACAAAGCTCGTCTATCTCTTCAAACCCTGTGCATCCACCTTGTGTGCACTCTGAATACCATTTACCATTTTCCTCGTACTCATGGTTGTACTTGCATCGGGGACAGTGTTCCTCAAACCATTCATCAGAAGGTGGTTCGGGTGGGTCTGGGATGCGTCCAAACTTTGATGGGTCGTTATGTATTCTCATGTGTTCTCACCTCTCATATCTGCTCCACAATAAGGACAATAATCCCAATAATCAACACCCATAGACTTACATTCTGAACAGTAATAGTGCCTATCAAGTGTCTCATCAAATATCCATTGCCCCATCTTCGGCTGTGGATTTTCCGAACCACTCGGCAACACCTTGATACATTCCGTCAACAGTTCCTTGTACTTCTCAACTGTTCTTTCCTCGCCTATGCAAGCCTTGTCTACAAAGTCAAGCGTGTTAAGAACCTTTTGTCTGCTGATTAAATCTCCCTTTGCGGATACAGCCGATATTGCATCTTCCAATGCTCTACGCTGTGTCTCGGTCGCTGTGAAAGCCATTTCTTTTAATATCTCAACAGTTGTCATTGCCCTCTCCCTTCATCTCCGTCATCAGACAGCGGATGTCGTTCAGCATCTTCATCTTTCCGAAGCAGGTTGCGAGTTCTCGAAGGTGATATATCTGCTCATCAAGCTCACCACCCTTGACCACTTCGTTGAGTTTCCCCTCGATGTTCTCGTATTGGGTCTGCAATTCTTCCAAGGCTTCGGAAAGCGTCTCGATCACGTCATTGAACATCTTCTCGTAGTTCATATTCTTCATTCCCCTTTCTGCTTGCGTATTTTGCCCCAAATCGGTCGGTTTTCGTTTTAGTCGATTATTTTATCGTCTGATGTATTTTTGTACGGATTTGGGCTTTACTTTATGGACTCACTATTGAGTTTTTGACACGTCTGAAGTTTGCCATTCGCTCACGGAGTTCCTCACGTCTTTCGTCAGACATTTCGATGTGCCTTTTCGGGGTTATCTTCACCCATTCTCTCGGAATATGTGCGACGATACTTCCGTCATTGTTCTCTGCCGTGATCTGACACTCTTCGGGGAATTTCTCCGCGAGTTCCTTCACCCTGCTCACATAGCTCGGCTGACAAAAACACACCGTCGCGGTCTGCTGATTCCTCAAGAACTCAATTACGTTCTCATTGTTGTCACTCATCTGGTCACCTCATTCCTGCAAATAGTCAAATATGCTCATCTGTTTCCCTTCGGGTTTGCGAACCTTTTCTTCTGTCTCCCAAACATCCCCTGCAAGGAGTCTCTGTTCCCGCTTCACCGTCTCCGCGTACCTCTTTGGGAAATACTTCTTCTCGGATTCCCGCATCTTGCCGTTGCACATATACGCGGTCGGTATGTCGAAGAACTGATGTGTCAGCCATGACGCCTCGCTCTTTTCAAGTCCCTGCTCCATGTACCCTTCAAGAACCTTGTTCCATTCCTGCCTAACAGGACACGAGTCACAGGGCTTGAGGCTTTCATCTTGGCATTCCGCGAACTCGACTCCGTTCGGGACTCCGCTCGAGTAGTTTGCACGGCATATCATCAGCTTGTTGATTCTCTGATGGTATTCCCTGTCCTTGCTCTGGGCTTCAATCATTGCATCTGTCATCACCATGTCGTCACCTCAATTCTTGATGAGTTTCTTTTCCAGATCGGAGAAGTCGATGTCTCTGCTCATCACCCCTTGGGTGAACTGATTCGATTTTGGCTTTTCCTTCTCTGCCTGTTCTCTCTTCCTGCGCATCGCCCATTGTTTGATAACAGCGTAGTGGGACTTGTACTTGTCACCCTTTGATGCGATGTAGAGGGAGAGTTCTTCAATCAGACCTGTGAGACCGTCGTTCTTGATCTTCGAATACTCCTCATCGGTTAAATAAACATTCGCACACTCACCATATGTCTTTTTTATATTGGTATTTGGTATATTGGTATTTGGTATTTGGTATTTGGAGCTTGTTTTTGCTTGTTTTTTGCTTGAATTTTGCTTGTCTTTTGCTTGTTTTTTGCTTGTTTTTTGCTTGTTTGCGTTATCATTTCCGACAGGCGCACCGCCTTTTTTTCCACTATTACTGCGCTTTTCGGATATCTCGCACTCCCTCTTAACTCTTCCGCATATCTTGCTGACCGCAAGGCTTAAATATCTGTCATCGGGGAGTGTGATGCTCTCCCCTTTGAATGTTTTCACCATGCTTTTGAACAAGAATCCTGCCTCGGCATCTGTCATCCTTTCGGTTATCTCGTCAAAGTCCTCGGGATGCACTATCAAGCCGTAATTATCATTCATCTTCATCACCTGCCTTGTCCGTCACTTTCAGTTCAATCTCTGCCTCGCCCGTTCCGATCAGACGGAATATCTGCAAGCAATCGGAGCAGACGAAGAAGATGTCTGAAGCCTGTTGCCGTTTAAAGAGCATCGCAGAGCAATTCGGGCATATAGGAACGTGTTGTGTTATTATGTGCATGACTTCCCTCTTTCATATTCTTTGCAAGCCTTGCGTGACCTTGCTCCCCAAACGTGACCCTTTGCACATTCACCGCAGTTTGTCAGATATGCCTTGTCACCTGTGAACGGCTTGAAGAATCTGCACGTTCCGCATTTATGCTCGAGGTCGGTCTTGCGTGATAGTCCCTCGCGGGACATGACCGTTCGCCACATGGACTCGTCACACCCCGCCTTTGCCATCGCATCGAGCTTTGTCTTGAGGTCTGCATTGTCTGGGAGTGTAATCTCACAGATTAGTTTCATCTCGTCCACCTCTCTGGTGGCATTTCCTTTCTTGTCTCGGGAACATCAAGGTCGCAACAGTAAATCCAACACGCGACGCCACCTGTGAACCATTCTCTATCCCTGCCGATATCGAGCCATCTGTGATGCTCCACGTCGTATTCTGCCGTGATGAACTCACCGTCACACATTACGAGCAGACAGGTGTCCTCGCTCTTGGGATAATCGGTGAAGTGCCACTTTCCTGTCATTCCCATCACGCATTCGCCCCCTCTCCGATGCAGGTCACCTCGACCTCTTCTTCTCCGAGATCAAAACGGTGCATGAACTCGTCGAGCGCTTCTTCCTCTGTTGATGCTTCAATCTTCATCTTCTTGTGAACTTCGCAAATATAAATCATTGACTCTTCTCCTTTCAAAATTCATCTATTGTCATTTGTCGTCCTTCGTCCAAAGGTCTTAACCGATACCCGATTCTTCTGTATTCGTCATAAACAGGTTTCCAAATGATCTCGCATTGTTTGCGTTCAGCAGGGAAGAACTTTTCAAGAGTGTCAAGTTCTTCTTGGATATGAAGTGCAAATGGGCAACCTTTACACCCAGTCCGCTTGAAGTTATAAGGTGATTTATAGATGTCGGATATATCTATTTTGTAAGTGTCTATGAACCAATCTTCCCATTCTTTTGAAACAGGTACTAATGGCTGAAACGCTTTAAGTTTTTCGCCTTTAAAAGCAAGGCATTGTGCCGATTCTCTTTCCCCGCCTTCGCTCGGCATGATTCCGATTATTGCGTATGGTTTGTTGTTTTCTTTTTGCCATTTGTGAAGCGGAGCTTTTTTCATTCGGTCACAACATTTTGACGATATCTTGATTTTGAAATCCTCGGTAAATTGATATAGAAGAATCTTCGGGCATAAGTGTTCGGAGTGTCTCATAACGCCAGAACGTGGGTCTTTACGACGGCAATATACGTTTACTGACTCGGTATCTCCGCTGTTCTGATATGTTGCTACTATCTTCGAGTGGTATTTCGATTTAAAAGGATATCCGACCTCTTCAAGTGTGGGCTTAATTGGTGTTGCAGGCTTCAAGATTACAAGCTCCCACGGATGCGGTCTCTCTCTCTCTCTCTCTACAAATTCAAGGATTAGGCGGTATTCAATGCCTGTGTTGGCGTACACCCTCGGAATCTTGTTGTTTGGGATAGCCATGTCGAGAAGGGCTGACAGGACGGTCGAATCCTTTCCACCAGAAAACGCAAGATAAAAGTTTTCCTCGCCATATTTGCGGATGATCTGTCGAATCTTCTGAATCCTGTCTTGTAATAGAAATTCGTTTGTCATATCAGCCTCACCACCTCATAACCGCTGTTGCAGAACACCTTGAACGCCTTCTGCGCACTTTCGGGAGTGTTGAACTCGAAAACCATCCCGCTCCATGTCTTGTATATCTTTATGACTCCGTGAAAACTTCCCTTGATGCGTCTTTCCTCGCGTCCCAGATAAACCATGTAATGTTGTCTCTTCATCCGTCCACCTCTCTGATCGTGACCTCTGCCCTTGCTGTCTCGGAGTAAAATTTCCGAACGACCCCTTCGACAATCTGCGAGTCATCCTCATATGCGAGACCGTTCAGCGCATCGGAAATCGCCTTGAAAAGATTGTCAATGTCTCCTGTGTGCGTCGCGGGTCTTAACTCTCCGCAGATCATCCTCGTTTTTGTCTTCTTGGGAGTTGATTTCGGAATCTGGCAATAGATGTTGACGACCATCGACAGCGCACCTTCGAGCTTTACGTCCTGCCCCTCGACCGCTTCGATGTACGCACCCCGAACCTTTTCCTCATAGGCTCTCGTCTCCTTGGGTGTGACCGCGTGAGCCTGTCCTGTGACCCTGTTGCGGTACACTCTCGGACGCTGTTTTGGCTGAACTCTGCCGTCTACAATGAAATAAACCTCGTTCATTCCTCACCTCTCGCGTATGCTCTGAAATCCTTCTCCGCTTCGTCACGCCTCACCTGCTCGTTCTTTGCAGGTCGGAGTTCGGGATATTTCTCTTGCAACTTCCTGCGTACTCTCGTTATCGAGTCATAGTTCGGAAATTCATCGGAAAGCAGGAAATGCTCAAGAGAAACGCCTACTCGGAAACCTTCCTCACGGAGTACCCAATAGTAGAGAAGTTTGTCGTCGGCTCTTGTTTGGGCATATCTGCGCAGGACGTACAATACCGTGTTTTCATATCTGCTTATTCTTGCCATTTTTGCTCCTTTCTTGCGGTTTAAGCGAACGGCAGGTCTTCTATATCCTTTGCATCCAAGAAGTCTTTCTTGGGCTGTTCCTGCGCCTTTGGAGCAGGGTTTGCAGGTGCGCTTGATTCTGCCTTGGTATCGCAGAAGTCACACTCGTCCACGACGATTTCCACGGTCGTGACTTTCGTTCCGTCCTGCTTGGTGTATTCCCCACTCTGGAGATGTCCGCAGATGCCGACCTTCGAACCCTTGCGGAAATACTTCTCAAGAAATTCCGCTGTCTTTCCGAATGCGAGGATGTTGAAGAAGTCCGTTCCCGCGTCCTTGCCTCTGCGATCGACCGCGATGCCGTTGCGATAATAGGACATCCCGCTTGTTGATGATTTAAGCTCCGCGTCCCTTGTCAGACGCCCGATGATTTCAATTCGATTCATGCTTTTCTCCTTTCTCGTTGGCATCGTTGATTCGCTTCAAAAGTTCTGCCTTGAGTTTGGGATAACTTTCGAATGTCAGCCCGCCGTACTGTGACAGCCAATTGGTGAACGCCTTCCCGCCCGCCTTCTTGTAAAGCTCGTTGAGTTCCTTCTCCATCTGCGCGAGTTCCTGCGCCTTTGCCTCTTCCTTGCTGTGAACCTCGATCTTGTTGTCATCGTCACAGGCAATTCCGAGAAGCATGAGTGCGGAATATCTTCTCGCGTAGGTGATTGCTGAACCGTAAGCCTGTGCCTCGTTCATCTTCGTCCCAGAAGGGATGACCACTCTCGCGCCTCTGACCCACTCGGAAGATGTTTCGATTTTTCCGTATTCTTGAACAGTTCCGACCTCTCTCTGCATCTCGATATACTCGACAGGACGTCCGTCAATGATGACAGGGTCTCCGTTTCCATCTGTGAGGGTTGCAATCCTCATTGGTGGTAGATCAACGCCTTCCATGACGAGATCACCAAGTGAGGTGTATGAGTAGTTGTAACCGCTTGACTTGTTGCCGATGAGTTTCTTGTTTGCCATGATTGCTCCTTTCATTTACTCGAGAAGTAATGCGCTCCGACCTTTGCGAGCGGTGTTCCGAAACTGTGGAAATCATCGAGTCTGAACCACAGGGGCTTCGGAATCCATCCTTCCTTGAAAAGCTCGAGAGCCTTGAGACAGTTTTCGTTCGGTTCAAGCCCTGCTCTGTTCATGGATGTCTTGAACGCATCGGACGACCAGATGTCGTAGTACGAACCCCCGAAGGCTTCTCTCCTGCACTCTGCGCAATACATCACCCAGAGCATTCCATTGACGCCTTCGCTCTCCGCTTCTCTCATAGCCAAGTCCATGAGATAGAACTCGTCGTCGCTCGTGAGGGTTCTGTAAAAGTCGGGTTCAACGTAGACAGGGACTTCCACTTCTACGTAGACAGGGACTTCCTTGACCTTCTCCGTCTCGATGTAGACGTATTCGACCTCGGGAGCGGGCTTTTCTGTGATTTTGGGTTCTGTGTGGGATTGAACTGTCCCGAAGATTGCAAGACCGAGCAAGATGCCGAACAGAAAAACGAAGATGATCTCAAGATTTCTTTTCATTGACTTCTCTCTTTCAAAAAATTGGTGAATTTGACTTCTTCGACGCGACGGAACTTCCCGATTCTGATGACTTCCCCGCCTTTTTCCTCATACTCCTTGAGCAGATTGAAGGCTGTCGTCCGTTTGATTCCGAAGGTCGTTTGGATATCCGCAGGTGATAGATATTTACTCATCACATAAATCCTCAACCTTGATTCCAAGAACCTTGGTTATTGCAATAGCATCATCTGCCTTGAGTTTTGCTCCCTCGTAAATGACACGAATGAGCTTTCTGCCTACTCCCGACTTTTCCGCAAGTGCTGAAATGTTGATTGCGTGAGAGTCGATGTAGGACTTTAAATTCTGTTCAATTGTTGCCATGTTATCTCCTTTCTGTATTTTTATTCTGTTTTATCGGTTTTCCGATATTTGAAAGTGTGAAATATCGGATATCCGAACACAAGATTAGATTATTCCGATTTCAGTTTGTTGTCAACCTATTTTCGGATAATTATGTATTTATTTTTGTTTTCGGATATTTTATAATGATTTTAGAAAAGAGGTGATGATAATGACAGAACGTGAAAGAATGGCACTCCGATTAGTTGAATATAGAAAACGCTTGCAAATGTCTCAACTCGACTTTTCAAAGAAGATTGGAAAGGCTCAATCTGTTGTGTCTGCGTGGGAGAAAGGGCAATCTTCGCCCGATGCGGAACTGTTACCATCTATCGCAAAGGCTCTGGAAGTAAGTGTCTCGGATATCTGCGGACAAGCCGATACTACGACAAGCGATCAAGAGCTGTTAGATGCGTTTCATAATGCTGATTTAATCACGCAAAACAATGTACGCCTGCTACTTGGATTAGAAAAGAGGTGAATATGTGGATATATAAAGGGATGGTTCAAGAACGCGTTAAGATGCCCGAGACAGGGCTTGTTCGTGTCATGTCGGTGAAGATTAAGGGGAACGGATTAAAAGCCGAGCAAGAGGCGTTCAAACGGCTTGCTGACAGGATTGCGAAGCTCTCCGTGAAGCGTCTCCTGTTCTCCGAAGCAATCACGCTTTATCTGAAAGACATCGAGAAGAACCTCAAGCCGTCATCCGTGCGAAAAGCGCGGATTTCCCTCGATTCCATCATCAAGGTGACAGGGGACGCATATCTCGAAAATATAACCGCAGGTTATATCCGAAAGAAGTTCATCGCATCGGGAAAGCCCAACAGGACTTTGAACGGATATCTCAAGATATTCAAGACGTTCTGGCTGTGGTGTTATCGGAACGACCTCGTTCAGACAAGGGAAGTGTTCGACAAGCTGACGCCATTCCAAGACATCCCAAAGAAGGCACGCATCCAAGACAAGTTTCTCGAGGTCGAAGAGATCACCGCCCTGCTTTCTGCGATGAATGAGAAGAGATGGATTCTTGTCACGAGATTCCTGCTCCTGTCGGGTCTCCGAATCGGTGAGCTTGTAGCACTCGACAATGTCGATGTATGGGGAAAGTACATCCGCGTGTCCAAGACCTACGATGCAAACAACAAGGTCGTGACGGATGCGAAGACCTTTGACAGCAAAAGGGATGTATTCATTCAAGCGGAGCTTCGGCAGGTCATCGAAGAGATTCGGGAATACACCGTGTGGCAAGCCGACGTCTTCGGATATTCATCGGACATTTTCTTCCCAGATATGGACGGTGACAGGCTCAAATACTACGCCTTCCGCAAGTATCTCGAGGAAACCTCTGAACGTGTCCTGCACAGGCGCGTCACACCGCATACATTGCGACACACACATTGTTCCATGCTCGCGTCGGCAGGATATCCGCTCGAAGAGATATCCGCGCGTCTCGGGCATTCTGACAGCCGTATCACCAAGGAAATATACCTTCACAGAATGAAAGAAGTGAAAGAACGTGCAAATCGTCAGCTCGACGCGATTCACATGATCGGATAGAAAAAGAGAGGGGTCAATTCCCCTCTCCTTTCTTTCTGTGGTCAGCATCACTCAAGTATTTGCTCAAGTGATGCCGTCAAACGCCCTATTCATGCGGGTTTTAAGTGAGACACGAGGTCTCTGTCTATCGTTCATCACAGTTCATAACCGTTCATATGTGCCGTATTTTCGCGGTTTTTAAAATTGACCCGCTCTGCGTCTGGGTATGCCCTGCTCAACTTTTTGCTCAACTAAAAAAGCCCCTCACGGCTGTGACACCGTAAGGGGCAGGGGAAAATGATATGTATCGAAAGGCTATCAGATAGCCGAACGACCATCGTTTTTGCTCTTCTTGTACTGAACATTGCTGATTCCCAGAAGAGCACCGAGAAAACAATCAACAGCGGTTATTGTTCCGACAATCTCCTCGCCATAAGGCAGACCCCATATCTGGGAGAGAGCAAAGTATAAAGTCGCTATTGCAGGGAGTACAATCTGTGCGATGTATTTCAACACATCATAAAGTCGATTATTTAGCATCATCTTTTCTCCTTTCCACTTTTCCTTCGAGATCAGCGATTCTGTGATTAGCTACACGGATTTTTTCGTCTTGTAAGGCTGTCTGTTCTTCGAGCTTGTACGTTCTCTCGATTACGTTGTTGTGCTTGTCCACTCTCTTGGTCAGTTCGTCCAATTTGAACTCAATTAAGGCTGTCGTCTTGCGGTTTGCCACGCCTTGAGTTATGAGACACGTTGCAAGAGCAACTACTCCTGTGATGATTGATGAAATTATTGTCTCCATTTCTTCTCCCTCACTTGTTTATCAAAAGATACTGACCAATTTGAATCGTGTACGGCTTTTCAATACCATTATCCTCCGCTATCTTGTGCCAATCAACTCCAAATCTTCTGCCGATACCCGAAAGGGTGTCACCTTTGACCACGACATACTTTTTGCCTTTAGAACTACGCTCGGATATGAGTTCCTCGACTCTGCGTTGGACTATGTAATAGTCATATCCTGCAAGCGTCAGTTTGGCTCTCCTGATTATTCCGTTGCCCCATTCTCCTGCCAATACCTCGTTGGCAAGTTGGTCAACATTCTTCTTGTCGATGATGGCAACCTCAACAGGCTGTGCGGTCAGTTTCGGCTCATCCACCCATTGAATGTTTATCTGATCTTGGTCAACAACAGTTCCCTTAATCTTCGGGTCTCTTACGTAATTGACCGAACCGCCATACTGCCATATTTCCACAAGTGCAATGCTATTCAGTTTTGGCGATGTCTTGGAGTACCTCGCCACCCAATGAGGGAACATGATAAGCCTTGCATCGTCAAATCGAGAGTTGAAGTGGCTCTCGGAAGTATAGATCCCACACGCATATCCATTGTTTATCATCGTCTGACAGAACACATTGATGATGTCCGTCAAATGGGTGTAGCCCTGATTGAGCATCCTACCCTCTACGTCATAGTAGACATGGGTTATCTGCTTGCCCTTGAGGTATGAGATAAAGTAGTTCGCTTCTTGGAGTGCATCTTCGGTCGAAAAAGCGTTGCCGTAGTAGTAAGCACCAATCTTCATCCCGAGTGCCTTGGCTTGAGCGTAGAAGTTCTCAAACGAGGGGTCTTTATAGTACCCCGAGTCTGCTCCACCTGCTTTGATGATTGAATAGGTGAATCCCTCGGCTTTTGCATTGCCGAGGTTGAATCCCTTTTGCCACCTTGACACATCAACACCAAATGCGATATTTGTTATCGGCTCGGGTTTGGGAATGGGTGTCGGCTTTTCATCGTACTCAACCCACGGCAGAAGTCCGTATTCTTCCCATGAATAAGGCGACTTTGAACCGCCCTTGTACAGATATCTGCCACCCTTTTCGTCAACGTAGGTGTACTGAACCTTGGACTCCCACGCTCCTGTACACTCAACTACGTTGAACCAATAGCCGTCTACTTCAAAATCACCGATGTACACTCCTGCGTGTGGCGACTTGTAGATGTAAAGGTATGTTCCGACTTGCTTGAGTTTGGAGAAGTCTTTTGATCTCCCCGAGCATTTCTTTAACATCGTGTAGCCGTCAATGTCGCCTGTGACAAACGTACTTGGAGATATATAAGAACCTTTAACTCTTGTATCATCCCATGAGGGATTTGCTAAAACACATTTAATTAAATTCCAACAGTCCCATGAATACCTTTGTCCATCGTAATAACCGCAATTATACGGAAAGTGGTTGTTGTAGTAATTAGGCACATCATGTGCAAGTCTTAATTTGTCGATAAAGTCTTTTAGTTTCATGGCTCACCTCACGATAAAGATTGAATATAAGCGATGACATCATCAAAAGTGAACATCTTCTTGTACTTGGACTCGGTTATCTCCTGTCCATCAAGTGGTGCTAAAAGATGATTCTCTCCGACAAGAGCCTTTACTATTGTTGGAGAAAGTTGGATGGATTGAGGAGTGGCGAGTTTATAACAAACCTCTGCCCCTGTTGTCGGGGTAGTTCCGACAGCGTAAACATCTCTATCAGATATCCACGTTGAGGGAAGTGTTTCTCCGTTATACGATGCGATAAAGGCTGAATCAACTGTGAGTTCCCCACTCACTACATCGAGAGTTCCGCTGTAATAAGTGCCCCCGAGGTTTACTGTGACTTGATAGCCGTTGTATGGTTCGTAAGTGGTTGCGGTTGAGCCGAGTTCGAGTTGCATGATGGCTGAATATTCTGTTTTATAATCAAACCTTAAATATTTCGCATTTGAAGGAGTTGTCTTAGTTACAAAAGAAGTTTCTCCGCTGATATATGTTTTCTCACTGTCATAAAATGCAACTGAATTAATACCACTCGGCATAGTGGTTAATGTGTAAATTGTTGATGGTTCAATTTCTATATAGTTTGAAACGCTCCAAAGCGTTGTACTATATACCTGTCCTGTTTGTGAGTTCAATGCGTACCCTGTAAAAATGTCAGCATTGTCCTTATCAAACAGATTCTTCCCATCATCCCCGACTTTCACCTGTGTATGTCCGCTAATTGGTCTTACATTGTCGGGTGATGGGTCTCCACTCCCACTCTGAACAGGTACGAGGGTTACTTTGCACTCTGATAACAGACCGCCATTGTATGTCTCAAACTCATCCACCGCTGTTTGGATGTCGGCTGTCGGTGTCTCGATATTGACGGTGCTGTTTCCGCTCTGGTTAGCCGTGAACGTTCCCTTTGTTTCTCCGTTCTGCTGAATCGTCAGCGTTCCATCATTGACAGTAGGAATATCGCCTACATCGGCTTTATCAGCGAGCAGATCATCTACTTCTGCTGATGTATAATATCCCGATAAATCTATTTCCGTATCGCCAATCTTTTCCCATCCTGCCGATGTGCCTGTCAGATTTATATATTCATCATACAGATTATCAGTTTGGGAAGGATTTTTAGGCACAAGA